GGAACATCTGTATCTTGAGTTATTGTTGCTGTGTGACTATAACCGCTATTATTTAAGGTCATTCTATCTAGAGTATATCCTGCATTTTGAGCAAATGATGTTCCCCTCTGTGATATTCTCATATCTCCGTTGGTAATGAGGCTACGATAACTACCACCACGAAGAGAATTACCATTAGCATCTTGTAGACCATTTGCTGTGACTTTAGCTTTGGTGACACCATTAGCTTGTAGTTCTATTTCACCACTGGTATCAGGGGTAATGACAATACCATTACTTGTGCTTGAATTAATTGTTGATGCCATTATACGACCACCCATTTAGAAGTTGACGGAACAGTTACAGATACACCACTAGAAATAGTAACTGGACCAGCAGATAACGCATTGTAGCCTGTAGGAATAGTGTAGTTAGAACCTACGGTTGCGTTATTAACAAATAAACCATTAGTAGCACTTAACTGTGGTGCAAAGCCTGTGTTATTAGCATCTTGGTGTACAGACTTTTCTGCAGCATAAGTACAGAATACATCTGATGTGCCAGATAAGGTAATAGCACTACCACTATTGCTAGATTCTAATACAGTATCTCTAGACAAAGTAGTACCACTTGCTGTGTATGTGCCTATACCTACTTCCCAATCATTACCTGATACGAGTGTATAGAAAGTTGTATTTCCATCACCAATAACAGAAAACGATTGGAAGCCAGTAGATGCACCTGCAAGGGTAACCGTACCCGTCCCAGTAGTCGTAGTCGTTTCTTTGACTCTATCTTTTACGACAAGTGCCATGACTTATCCTTACGCTAATGTTACAGTTAGGTTGCCTGATGTGATTTTAAATATGTCACCACTATCAATAGTCTTAGAACTGTCTAATGCAGTATGGTATAAAAGGTTACCTGATGATGAAGCATCCCAAATACCAATATGTGTTACCGTACCCCAACTAGCAGTTGCTGTAGGGAAAGTAACATCAGCATCCGTTGCTACAGAGCCACCAGTACCTGATGCAGTTGCAAAAGAAGCAGATGTTCTAGCATAAGAACCACCTGATACTTCTGCACCTGAACCATCATCTGTCGGGTCTGCTGTGTGTAGTGATATATACGGTGTTGCTACTGTTGTAAATGCAGTATTGTTAAGTGTTGCGTTTAACATTGCATTTTCTAAATAATTTGACATTTCAGCCATAGTTAATTACCTCATTGATAAAGTTATAGTCATTGGACTAGATGGATATTCTGCATCATCGTCACTTCGTGTTAGTGAATCTACGCCTCTTTGGTACAATGCTGCCCAAGTTTGTAGTCTTTCATCATTCATCAAATAGGGTTCAGCCTCACCTAATGACCCATAAAGTAACAAGTCTGGGCAGTTAGCTAAAAATAAATTTGATGAATTACTGTCGCTTAAATAATCTGGTTTATAGTAATAAACCATGCGTAATGTATAAGCGGAATCTGGTATTGGTGCGAACTGAAATTCGCTACCTAAAAGTGTATAAAATCTTGGTTGACCTGATTGTTTAGACCTTGTGTTCCTAAAGAAGTTAGATGTATTTTCAAACTGCACAACACCTACAGGATTAGAATCTATGTGCAAATCTTTCATTGCTAGGAAGTCGCTAGGTAATGATACCGTTGCATCGCCTGCGGTAGTTGATGCAGTAGCTACTTTTAGCATAGGTCTAATGCGTAAATCTCTACGCAATCTATCTTCTGCTAAACGAATAAACTCTGGTATCTGGTCTGTTAAATCAGTACGAGCTAGATAGTTTGCTATCGTAGTTTTTAGCGTTGCATAATTAGTAAAAAATGCCATTTAGATTCTACCTTGTTTTGTTCTAAAAAATCGGTTGTCTGGATGATTTAAAAATTCTTTAAATTTCTTTTGGTCAAGCACATGGAATCCTCGCATAATGCCTTGTTTGTTTAACTCATCTATTGCTACCATAGGGATACTTGCAATCTTATTGTCAAATATATCGTTGCCCCAAGTGCTAGTTGATGCGTTGTATTCTTTTTTATTTTGCTCAACAATATCTGTTACATCTTGCTCTGTTGCGATAACTATACCGCCATCATCTGTATCGTGAAATTTATGTTTTTTCATAACTATCCTAAAAGATATTGCCCTCCGAAGAGGGCATATCTATTTATATTACTCAGCTAAGTCAGCAATAATTGCGTGAGCTTTTTCGTTTTTCACTTCAAGAGTGTATTCAACGAGTAGTTGAGTTTTTTCTGAGTCACCAGTTTTAGCCAATTCATTAGTTTGGAATGGGCGTAGGTATGCAACTGCTGCATACTCTGGGTCAAGAACAAATGCTACTTCACCACCGTCACCAGAATCAGCAGTCATAAATCTGTTAGGAACAACAGATAATGTACCGAAGTCTGATAGGTATACATCAGCAGCACCAACAATAGTTGTAGGAGCATTTGATGGAGCTTGATAACGCTGTTCAGCAATACCAGCAAAACCTGATACTACTTGTTTCTGTGTTGGAGTTACCATAAGAACAGATGGGTTACCACCTTGTACAAATGCTTGTTTAACAGCAGATTTAAGCATAGCTTCTGTAAATGCTGCATCTGTACCAGATACACGAGCAGTTGTACCACCTGAACCTGCTGTACCGCTTGCACCTAAAACAGCATTAGTGCCTAACCATGCTTGTAAACCACCTAATGTACGAGCTGTTGAAGAATCACCAGCAGCAGCTACATTGTTAGATAGTAATGTTTTTTCCATATCACGTTTTAGCTCAGATGATGCTTTAGCTAATTGATATGCTTTTTCAGATTTACGACCAGCTTTATCAACTGACTCTTGAGTGCCAGCGATTTGTACTGTTTTTGTAGAAATCTGAGTTCTGTTACCAACACGAGCTGTTGGAGTAACAGTTAATGATGTTGCATCTGCACCTTCAACTGCTGCGTTATTAGCTACAGCATCTGCAAGTGCGTCTGTTTGCCATTCGTGGTAAACAGCAGTTGCTTTTGTTTTACCAACTGAACTCATAAAAGGAGTATCAGTAGGAGAGATATTGTAAATCACATCGGTTAAGTCTTCACGATTACCAATGGATTGATAAGTTTGAAATGTTGCCATTTTTATTCACATCCTTGTTTATATAAAGTTTTCAAATAAAGCTGCGGCATCCTCTTTTTTACCAGTTTGCCTTAGCCTTGCCATTTGTTTTTTTTGTGCATCACTTACACTTTGATTAACCTTAGTGCCTGACTTCACCATTTTCGGTGCTTCAGCTACTTTCTTCTTCACACTAGGTTTAGATTTCTGTAGCTTGTCATACAGCATAGCTTTATGTAGCGTGATGACATGGCGAGAATCATAGACTTGAGCTAACTCATTGTCTGTGTATCCCACGCTTTTACCATAGTTGCGAATTTCATTACGGACTTGTTCGCCTTTGGTTTTATCTGAAAACTCTGGAAGGACTTGTGCTAGTTTTTGTGCTTCTTGAGCAACAAAATTCTGCATGGCTTGAGATTGCTCCGCTTGTTGCTGTTGGGCAAGGCGTTGCTGCTCGGCTCTTACTGCGTTTAATTGCTCTTTCTTTTCAGTCATTTCAGCGACTTTAACTGCATATCCTATCGGGTCGTTCTCTTTCATTACGGCTAAATCTTCTTGACTATCCCCTTGTGTCAGGAATTGTTCAATAGCTTGTAGCCGTTGAGCATATGTATCTCTAACTTTCTTAGACTCTTCTATTGCTTGTCGTTCAGCTTCATTTGCTTTACGAAGTTCTGCAACTTCTTGAGTCTTTTTAGTGTAATCAGCACCAAGTTGATAACCTTGCATTAATTCTTCGAGGGTGACTTCTTTCTCTTCGCCTGCGGCTTTCACCTTAAAGCGTTGAGGTTCTTCAAGTTCCTCTTCTTCAACTTCTTCAGTTAATTCACTTTCTACATCATCTGCATCAACTACATCATCATCGACAGAATCAGCAGCTTCTTCGTAGTCTGCACTATCTTCTTGCTCTGTTTCAACAGTTTCTGGTTGCTCATTGGAGTCCTCACCTGCTGATAAGAAGCCTTCAAATTTTGCAGCAGCTTCATTCACAGTTAGTTCTCCACTTCCTTGTTCAGGAGTCATGGTTTCTTCACTCATTGTATTTCCTTAATGTTCCCTTTTGGCAAGGGTTGCCATTATAGAAAAGTCTATAAT